ACAATCCCAGCCTCTGCCGCCGCTCGCCACACATCGCTCGGTGCGTTGGTGTGTACGCCCCACGTCCCAATACTGAATGTTGCATCCTGTCCGGGGGTGGGCGCATAGTCACTCTCCACCTCTGCCTTGGCAACAGGCCAGCTCGTCTTGTTGAACGCCGTCACATCTCCGTAAGTGTTGTCTGCCACGCCGCCGAAGTAGGCCGCCAGCTTCGGGTCGTCGCCCGTAGCAAACATCATCCAGCACATCCGCATCCCGTCGAGCACCTTGTACCGCTCGTCAAGGTCGCGGGCGTACAACCGGAAGGGTCTATCCCCGTACAACACCACGCTGTTTGTCCAGCGCGCCACAACAGAGTCACGATCCGAACCGCTGCCGCTGACTGTGATGTTCGTCACCTCGTACCAGTATTTGGTGCAGGGGGTGTTGCTCACACCCGCGCTGATGCTGATGGTTTCGGTGTCGTTACTCAGTGCCTGCGAGCTGGGAGTCAGGGTGCGCCCCGAGAGCGTGACGTCAACGGCAGGGACGCTGCCTGTGGTGACATAGGTAATCACCGGATAGTAGGCTTCTTCATAATATCTCTGATCGAAGTTCTGCCCAGCCCTGTAGCCCCACGCGTTACTGTAGACGCACTCGGCCATCTGCCAGTTGCTTGTGCGGGGCGGTTGGCGCGTAAAGTACCCCGTGCCGTTGGTGACATACCCGCCCGCGTTTGTGTGTGCGTCCTCGACGTAGCCGATCCCGAGGTAGTGCAAATAGTGCGCCTTGCTGCCATACGGGGGCCAGTCGGTGACGCCTGAATTCGGGTCCTCCTGTTGCGCGGCAAGGATGTTCACAAAGTAATTTGACATACTCCCGTCGTCCAGAAGGTTCGTCGGCGTGTAGCGGTCCCACAGGTTATCAATCACGTCATCCAGCTCGCCCATGAAGTAGTGCGTGAGATACGGGAACGCCGTTGCCGTATGGCCGCCGCTGTGGTCATTGTATGTGTACTCAAATTCCTTGAGCTGGTTGGTCTTGGTGATGTTGGTCGTTACAAGCAGCCAGTTCGTGAACGTGAGCCCGTTGCTCACGACAATCTGCTGGTTGGTCCCGGCACTGCACGTCCACGTCTCAACGATGTTCGGCTTGGTCTCGCCGGTAGCCTCGCACCGCTCGACAATCGCGGAGTACAGCTGCCCGATGGGGTCGTACCACTCGCGCACCTGATACCAGTTGCCAGTCTGGTCCTCGAGCGGGTAACCGCTCCACGCCGCACCAGCCTCCTCGTTGTACGCAAGGTAGCACAGCACCAGGAATGCTGCGGCCAATATGAAGAATAGCACAATTATCACAAGCTCTCTCATCTCAAAGGCAAATCCAGATTGATGTCGCCGACGTTCTTGATCCCCTGCGCGTCGAGCCTGTACCGCCCGACTTTGCCAAGGTCCGTGTCAAACACAAACTTGAACAGCGGCACCCGCAGGTGCGTGGCCGTGGTTTCCGGCTCGGTGGTAGCCTGCGCAATAGTTGCCGTATCGCTCTCCCGCTGGTGCTCAACGAATAGCCACTCCGGGTCACCGGACAGCGTAAGCACTGATTCTGCCACGGCAATGTTGACGTCACCGTGGATCCGCAGGTTACCGGGCCGGATGGTGATCTTGCTGCCCTTGTAGTCGGTGTCGTTGTCCGCGTTCTCCTGCATGTACCAGAACGGCATATTTCCAAAAAAGCTAGGGGGCGCCTGTATCTCGATGCGGTCGGCGTACACCCGGCTCTGGCCTCCGATGAACTTGAAGTTGTTGAGCTGGCGAGCAAGCCCCGCAATCTGGGCGGCGAGAGCACCAAGGGCGCCGGTGCCCTTGATTCCGCTGTTGTTCCATTGTCCTGGTGCATTGCTTGGCATTTTACGATGTGGTTATGTCGTCCCATGACGCGCTTGGTGTGTAGGCTTCCCATGTTTGTGTTTGGCGAAAGAACCAGACGCCGTTCGTTATTGGCGAAAGATCGTCATCAATCAGTGTCCACAGCACGTTGTCTTGGTTGTCGTCCTGCAGGTCCGGCACGGTCACCTCAGAGCCCCCACTGCCCGGCGCAAACTTAATCTCAGACGAGGCCGCAGTTATCCCGGCGTTGTCATCGTCCACAATCTGGCTCAGCTCCCCAATGTCCCGGTAGCGCGTGTAAATCCAATGTTTACGCTGCTTGATAATGGTGTTGTCCTGCGTCCCGTCAAGGCTCACGTCTACGCGTTCAAGCGTGTTCTTGAGCCCGCCAAGTTGCCAGCTCGTGGTTTTTGTGCCTGTCGGAATCATAGCTTAACCTCGTCTTTCACGTCCTGCGGGTTTGCGATTATGACGGGCTGCGGCTGGCCGCGCAAAAAGGTCGCCATACGGGAGCGCGGATTCGCCGCCAGAAGGGCACGCATACGCTCTTCTCCCAGCACCCGCGACATTACTCTCGCTCGCGCACCCCTGCTACCAGCGGCGCCAGCCACCACGTCCTGTTGAAATGTCGCCACACCGCTTACCGCTCTCGCAACGCGCCCAGCTCTGGGGGACCGCTTTTCGATGGCCTGCAAACCCACCTCGGTGGCCGCGCCCCGTATCTTGGGCAATTCCTTCAGTCCCAGCTTAACGCCCTCGCGCATAGCCGCGGCTACAATTGGGGCAAGAGTGTCAATTATTTGAGGGGCCTTTTCGCGGATCGCGGTTGCAAGTGCGTCCACTCCGCGGGTGATCGCGCCACGCAATGCTGTTTCTATCTGCCCGAATGCCTCGGCCCGCATCTCGCCGCCGGCACTGATTCGGTCCCAGAGGTCGGTGACAACCGGAATAACCTTCTCAATGGCGTTCCTGGTGCGTTCTGCCCACCGCTGAATAATCCCCGAATCCTTAATTGCGGATGTCCATTCCCGCATCCTCCGTGACATCATGCCGAACATGCGTGCGAGGCTGAATCCCTCTTTAAGCTGGTTGCCTATCTCGCGCCCTGAGTCGCGGAGAACAGATAGAAACCCCCGCGATTCGTTCGTTAAGCTGTCCGCGGTTCTGGCGGCATCGCCCTGCGCGTCACTGAGCCGCCTTTGCAACAGCCCCACCGTTGCAAGCGCCTTGGCCTGTGTGTCGATGTTTTTCTTGTTCTTGACTATCCCCGCGTCAAGCGCCTCTTGTGCCACCTGTGCCTCGTTGATAACAACGCCCAGCGTTTTCAGGCTTTCCCGTTCGCCGGTCAGTGCGCTGGTGAATGCACGGATCACGTCCGGGGTGTTGGCGTTCTTGAATGATGCTGTGTCAACAGCCAGCTTGGTGAGTGTAACGGCCAGCTCTGCGGCCTGCTGTTCCTCGAGGCCCAGCGCCTTGATAACGTCGCCCGCGTCACTCGCAAGGAACCGCAGCTCGTCACTGCTCCGGTTGGTTGCGGCCGCAAACTTCTCCATTTCGCCGGTGACAAATTCTGCCGCCCCGCCGAACACCACCTCAAACTTGCTTGCCGCTTCCTCTGCGTCGGCCGCCATCTTGACAGACGCAATGCCTATAGCCGCGAGCCCCAGCGCGGCACGCCTGGTCTGCCGCAACACGAAATTCCCGAATCCACGGAAGGCGTTGAACGCCACGCGAGCCGCACGCTTGGCCGCCCGCCCTATTGCATCCATCCCGCGCTGGACGGATCGCACCGTGCCGCGGGTCATGTCAACGAGCCTGATTCGCCACCGTACTTCCTCAGCCATCGGTTCGCCCTTCCAGTTTCTTCGTAAAGCGCATGAACGCCTTGCGCAAATTGTTTGCCGCTATGTTCAGCGGATCGGCAGGGGAAGGGGCAACCGCAGCACCTTGGCCGCCGCTGGCCTTGGCTTGCGCCGCAGCCTCGCGCCTGCACTTTGCATCATATTCCAATACAAGTGCTTCGAGTTGTCCAAGCGGACACTCCCAAATCCAGTAGTCAGGAGTTGCCCCATATTCCCTGCACAGCAGAGCGACGACGGGCCCGTAGTTCGTATCAGTATCTTTGCCCCCGTCCTCCGCATCAATCTCGTCATCGTTTCCGCATACCTCGTCTATCGCGTCAAGCAGCTCTGCCTGTGTGGCACCACAACCGCGCACCCATTCTTTCAAGATACGCTTTGCAGATTCCCTGTCGTTAACGTGCCTGAATTTCTCGGGATTGCGGCTGTGTGCCATCACGTAGGCCACGGCGATATTCTGCCAGAAAACCCGGTCCTCGAATAACGGAATGCCCAGCTCGGTGAGCCATAGCCAGCCGCCAAGGCTCAGGGGGTGCACCGTCACATTGCCGACCGTCTTGCTTGCGGCCAGCCACGTGCGTGCGCCCGACTTGTCGCCAGGCTCGGTTATTCTCCGGGCCAGCTCGTTCAGCTCTTGCAGTTCGTCCCAGTCAGCGACCAAATCAATCGCCGCAGTCAGCGCAGGATTTCTTGCTTCCAGCTTTTCGAGCCTTTTTTTCAGTAGCGGGTTTAGCGGTGCCATCCATTCGTTCCTTCACGATAGGCGTCCTGCCTTTTTCGCAACACTCTTTTCCGTGCTTTTCCATGTCAGCCTCCGTTAGTTCCGGGCGTAGAACCTGTGGGCCGCAACCGTGGTCCCATCAAATTCGCTGTTACTGTCCGTGGCCTGCGAGCTGTCCACCTTCCAGTTGGTCGTGGTAAGGCTCGGCGTGCCGATGTACTCAGCGGTGACATCCACCCGGAAGTTCTTGTTGGCACCCACCCAGTGCTCGTTGTCGCTGTCGTTCGCGTCAACGTGCTCGAGGCTGAACCGCACCGTTACGTTCGTCGGATCGCTGTCGCCGTCGGCGTTCGCCCAGATATCCGGGCAGCCGATGCCGCCAGTGCTCGCCGGGATAACACCCGACAAGTCCGCGTCGTCCAGTGCGGTGTGCGCGTTGTTGTCGTGGTTGTGGCCGGTCACGGTCACTTCCGGGTATGCGTCCAGCCTGAAAACCACCTGAATCTCGGTGACTGCCTTGCTGTCCTGCACCTCGCCAAACGTGGTGAGGAACGTGCCGAAATCGGTTACGATATCGGTGCCGCAATACCCGTACACGCTCGTGTACTCGTTCCGCTTGTTAGACCCTGCATCCTCGCAACCGCCGGCAACATCACCGTCAGCGTCCTGCACCGTCGCGTAGTCCTGCAGGTCGTTGTTGGTGCTGCTCTGCTCCTCGAAATTCGCGCTCATCGCGAATTGGTCGGTGGCTTGCATATCAACTGATTTGTCTGCCATTGTCCGTCCTCCGTTAGTATTCGTCACTCCGGTTGTAGATCATCTCGCAACCGATAGTGACAATGTAACAACCCCGCACTTTTCCTTGGGAATTGGCGGGCACGAATGTATCGCTTTGCACGGTTGGCATCCCACCGCTCGCGATACGGAACCATTGCAGATGCTTTATGTGAAAAAAGTTCTTCTTTTCGCTCAATAGGTCAATGAGTTGGCTGGCCAGCTTCTGCGCATCAGCCCGCACCTGATAGCGCCCGCGGATCTCGCCGCCGATCCGCAACGATCCATAACACCCGTCACCCGCCCACGTACTGCGGGCATCACCGCCCCCAGTGTTCAGGCTCCAGCAATTCGTGACGCCCGGCGGCAGCATTCCAAGCCACGCGTTCTTGCCCTCGGTCGCGCCCGTCTTAGTGAGTAGCATGTCAAATACGATCCGCTCTGCGTCTGCCCAGGATGTCTCGGGATTCGCCATCAGCCCACCTCAAAAGTAATGCTGTCTTGTAGTTGTCCGGGGTTCAGTAAGGCGACGCTGTTTTTGCGCCCCTTTTCAGTCTTGAGCGTTTGCAGATATTCTGCCTTACTCATACTCCGCGGGGCGTAGTCCTTCGCAAGCGCAGAAGTAGTTAGCCCTACATCCGTCAATGCGTCCTTAAACGAATCGGTGCGCCCGCGGGCCGCCTCCCTGAACGCCCTTGAGAAACGGCGCGTAATCACGTCCTCTTTGTCCTCTATTGCGCGCTCAATGAATTCGTCATCAGCCTGCGGGCCTTTTGCCACAGTGCCGACGCCGCGGTTTTTCCAGGTTTGGCCCTTTTCGTCGTGCATCTTCTTGGCATAGTCCGCGGCATCACTATTCATTGGCACATAGATATCCACATGTGTGGGCCCGGCGAGCGCACTAACTACGCTGTCCGCAAATTTACGGAACGCACTATTATCGCCGGATATATCAACACCAATCACTGGAGGCCCCCAACATACACGTCAAGAATGTTCGTCCACGCTGGACTGTTCGTGAAATACAGGATATCGCCCGTGCCAGCCGTCACGCCGTACACGTTCGTGCCCGGACACATCACCATAAGCGTGGATTCCGGCCGAATGCTGATGCTCTGGTTCGTGCCGCCCAGCCATGTGGCCCATGAGTTCTTGATATTGCCCATCGTGACACTGCCGCGGTTTGCCGCTGGTGCGTTCACCTGGAGCCATTTCACGCCTGTAAGCGTCAACACCTGCCCGAATCGGTTGGTTATGCCGCCGGCGAGGTCGTACACGCTCTGCGCGCCGTCCGTGAGCCGTATCCGCGCACTCCAGATATGCTCAACCTGGTCGTCGCCGCGCCCCTCGGTCACGTTCCAGACCCGGTTACTGACAAACTTCTCGTCTGTCTGAACACCGGACACGTCCGTGAATGAGTGTGTTATGCTCTGATTGACGTACAGATTGCCGGCAATGTTCGTGCTGGAACCGAACGCACACGCCGCTATCAGCAAACACCCTGCTACTACTATACCTTTACGCATTATCGCGCCTCCTGTGGCCTCTCAGGCCGCTTTACGTTGCTTCTCTTTCGATTCTTCTTCACGCTCAAGTGCTTTTTCGCCCATCTCGGTGCGATTATCGTCCACCACTGCCTCGCGCTCCTGCTCTTCCTCAAGCTCTTCAGGCAGGATAACGGCCGTATAATGGATGCAATTCGGATGGAATAGCCCATCTCCCTCGGCCTCTGCCAGTGTCGGATAGCCGGGTGTCTCACCTGTTAATGAGACAATCTTCCCGTACCAACGCCAGCAGGGGTCGGGCGGTGGCGCTGTGGGCGGGCCGCCTGCAATCCGGGCGAGGTCATGGCCCTGCTCTATGACGGTGTCATTGTAAGACTCCCGCGCCACACGCGCCACCGTGGTGCGAGCGAGCATGTTGAAATAGTTCTGCGGTTTCCACGCCCTGCCGGCGCTGTCGATAAACTTCCAGTCAGGCCGCGCCGCTGTCACCCGCGCAAGCAGCTCTTTCTGCTGGTCGCGGATACTCGTGCCAACGATATTGGCCTTGCGGAACACGTCTGTCACCGCGCCTCGGATGAAACGCTCGTCCTGCGTGGCAAGCCCGGTGGTCGCCGTAAACGCGAGATTCGGGTTGTCCGGGTGCACAAATGCAAGATAATCGTCCAGATGCTTGCGGCTGAACGTCTCAAAGGTCACGTTTCGCTCGCTCACCGGCAGATCGCTTATCCCGAACTTGTGCCATTCTTTTGCCGTCGCCGTGGTCATTTTCCTGTTCCATTCGTCGATATTGCCGCCCATCTCCTGGTACAGCCCTGCTATGTCCCGATACAGCACATCCCTGAAGCGCGCCGACGTGGCAAACTTGCCTGCCCGCGCCGCCTCAAGGATCCGCGCATCCACCACCGCCTTGCTCGAAAGCAGGATCGCACGTATCCGCTTCTGGTCACGCTCAATCCTGCGCCGGATAAACCGCTTGCGCTGGCCCCGCTTTGACGGATCTGTCGGCACACTATGCCCTCACAAATTCGATCCGGTTCCATCCCATCCACCGTATCGCCTCTGGCGTTATCTGGCGCATCGTGGCGCGTATCTGCGTGGGCTCATTGTCGGGCCCGGTAACATCATAGTTGATCGCGCTCGTCTCGGCATTGGCCCGGTCGGGATTAGTGCTCGCAACATGCAGCGCCTGTTCGTAAAGCGCATAATCCTCGCGGATATCATCGTTGCCGGAACCACTGGCCGGCTCGTCAAGCGTTGACCCCTTGGCCCGCTCCAGGATGGCCTTGGCGTAGTTCACAGCCGCGCTGCGCTCGTCATCGTCAAACGTGTTCCACTTGTTCGCGGCCGGATGCTTGCCTACCGCAAAATACAAGTCCGCACCATCTTTTGTGAGGTCGCCCATGTCCTACTCCTTGGGAGCTGCGGGTTTCTTGGCCTTCTTCGATTTAACCTGCTTGTTTGTGGGCATCGGGGGCAGGCCCACTTTCGCCTTCGCTGTGTAATTGCCAGTTCCCATTATGTGTCCTCCTGTACTGACAGGCGGGCGGGGGATTACACCCCGCCCACCCGCATTAGTCGTTACTAAGTGGCAACAACCGTCGAGTTGTACTCAACGTCAATCACCGCACTGGAGCGGTAGATGTTGTGGCCTGCACGGAGCCTGCCGCGGTAGAGGTCGGCGAACCGGCCCTCTGCGCGCATCTGCTCAATGCTCTTCGGGTCCACCTGCACGCCCAGCGCGAAGCCGTCGCCAACGAGACCGGCAATGCCGTGGGTCGTTGAGGAGACTGTTGCGCAGTTGTTGCTGATGAACACGTTCCACCCGCCATACACGAACGCATTGCTGCGCCCCTGTGTCAGCACGCTGTCACCAAGCGCGGAATCCTTGCCGCCGGTGTACGTGATGACCGCCTCTTTGAAGCCAGACGGGGCAACCAGGTACTTTGAGGAAGCATCAGGCCAGTTGAGGTCTTTTGCCGCCTTGTCCAGCTTGCCGAAGAATGCCGGTACTTCTGCACAGGTCGTTTTGGTGAACTGCCAGTCGGTCCCGCCGTTGTCGAAGTTCGACCCCGCAGAACCATGCAGTGCCAGCATGGCCGTGTCCAGCGCATCCGAAAGGCGCTCTGCACCCCTGCGGATATACGTCGGCATGTAGTTGATTGTGGTTTCGACGCGGTTTGAATCGTAGTCGATCAGCTTGAACGCCTTGTCGAAGTTCACCGTGATTTCAGTATCACTGTCGGTGAGATCGTCATAGGTCAGATCAGCGGAATCGTCCACGTCGGCCACGCTCACGTCGGAAGCTGCCACGATATGCCACTTGTCGCCGGCAGTATCCATGATCAGGTTCCGGTTAGCGAGCCGCGCCATAACCGCGGTCTCGTCAAAAAGGGCAACAATCGTGTTTGCCCACAGTTCTTTCTGTACATAACTCAGTGCCATTGGTGTTCCTCCTTAGTTATTGGCCTGTGCCACCTCAACCCACACGCTGGTCTGCAACGCGTAGAGAAGGATGGAATCGTACTGGCCCAGGGTCGTGTTTCCGCTCAGTTCGAGGTTGCCGCTGTCGTTCAGCACGACATTGGTTGCAACCGCGTTGACTATGAGCAGATACTGCCCTTCGGCGCGTGCGTTACCTACTGCGCAGGTGACAACATGCCCGAATGACATTTCGATAGATCCCACGTCTGCCGTGAGCGTGCACGCATTGCCGGAGCCAGTCCGGGTCTCGTGCACATAGCCGCCCTCGCGACTTTGTGGGCTGTAAGTGCCTTGTGCCATCACAACCACCGCAATGGTGAGTGCAACAGCGCAAGTTAACAGTGTTACTACTTTCTGCATTGCATCTCCTTAGAGGAACAAACCGATGTAGTAGTTTGTACCGTTGATTTCAACAGTCAGCTTGGCCGCGTTGGTTTGATACGTACTCGCGTCCTCGCCAATACAGGCCGCCGTGGGTCCACTGAACGTGAACACCGTGCTCACGTCCTTGCCTGTGGCAGTCGTTATGGTCGCAAAACTGGCGTTGGTCTGTCCTGTCCCAACCGTTGCCGCTATCGAATCCTCGACCGTTACTGCGCCGGTATGTGTCCACGCACCAGCAATCGTCTCGGTCGCGGACTTGTCAACGAGGTTGGCCGCTGTGATGCCGCCGATCTCGTTGCCTACAACGTCGCCCTCAACGTCAATCCCGCTCGAGTCCATGACTAGCATATTGCTGTCGGTGCCCGCTACCGGAATCTTGAATTGGACTGTGGCATCGGTCGTTCCATCGTCTGCATCGGTACAATCGACATTGATATCCAGGTACACCTCTGCGGTGCCGCCCGTGTCGGTTGCCACAAACTGCATGCCAATATCATCGCCATCTGCCGTTGCCGCTTCGCCGCTGATGACCCGCAGGTTGCCCGCGTCCGCGCCTGTCGCGCTCAGCGTAGCGCTGAACGAGTTGGTCGCATCGCCGTCAATAACCACGTCCGAGTCGAACGTGATAGAGCCTGCGTCCGTCAGTGTCTTGTTCTGCAGGGTGTTGGTCCCCTCGATTGACACCGGCGTGTAGTTGCCATCTGCGAACACAACGGATACCGCACTGATTACAACGAGTGTTGCAAGTATGATTTGTCGCATTATTCTGCTCCGTTCTGCGAGACCGCCGCCCATGCTGAATCCAAATTGTCAACAAGGTTCTTGCCCCGCAATTGTGTTGCTTGTTCTGCCGTCATGGTCCCGCCTTCGGGGATGTTCATTGTCTGGTTTTTCTTTGAGCCTACACCGCCCTTTTTGTCTGCCATTATGTAGCTCGGACGCTCTTTCAGCGCCGCATCAAGCGCCGCCTTGGCCGCCTTTTCATCGCTCAGGTCAACCCCTTCGAGCTCACGCGACACAAGCGCCAGCGAGTCTGCCGCAGGCACAAGCTCTCGGTTCCAGCTTATTTCGCTGTGCAGCTTCGAGATAATGCCGTCTTTCTGCATCTTCGCTATCGTCCCCTGTGCTTCGTCACGCTCTCTGGACAGCGTGTCAAGTTGCGCCTGCAGTTTTTCCATCTGCTTGGCCGTCTTCTCGACTTCGCTCATGTCCTTGTTCTCGAGGTCTTCCTTTGCCTGCCGGAGTTCTTCGACCTGCTCCTTGAGCTCTTTCAGCGCGTCCTTGTCCCTGTTGCGGGCGTGGATCGCGTTGTCTCGCTCTTTGCTGGCCTTCTCGATTTCCGTTGTGATGGCGCCCAGAATCGCTTCCGTCTTCTCATCGTCCAGACCTTCTACCCCACTCAGCATCTCTTTGAAGTCCATGACTTCTCCTATTGCGGGTAACGCCCCGCCACGACTGCCTGCTTCAACGGCGGCAGGCTCGCCGACTGCGATCCCTTAGCGCCCGGTCGCTGGGCGAGTGCCCCACAATGGGGCAAATTGCTATTCCTCAAACCAGTCGAACTGGTAGTCAAATGCGGTTGCCGACCCAGCCACGCGGTTCTCTACCGTCAGCGAATACACGGTGTTGCTCTTGAGTATCCATCCGAGTGAGTCGTTTATGTCGCCGCCCGCAGTTCGGCCAGAACCAAGGCGCACGCCCCATATCCGAGTGCCGTTCGTTACCCCTGTCGGCGACGAGTATATCGAAATCGTGGTGCCCACGCCGGTCAGTGACAGGTCGCGATTATAGACCGTGACCGCTGACCCGGTTGACGCGTAGGTCGTATCCTTGAATGCCACAAGATCACTCTCGCCCTCTGCCGCAAACGTGACAAACAGGTGCGCATTGCTCGGGGTGTTTGCCGTGACTACCAGGAATGTGTTGCTGCCGCCGTTGGCTACGTCAACGAAGTCCTTCAGGTAGTACACCTCGCCATTGTGCACGCGCTCGTGGGCCTTGGCTATCGTCACAAGCGAGTTGTCCTCGATATCTGCCACGTCGCCTTCAGCATCACGCACCTGCGATGACACCCACAGCTCGTCGTTGGTCACCGTGGCCCAGCCGCCGCCAGCCTTGCTCTTAACCCGCACGTCGCTCACGCCCTGCGCCGCCACGACGCAAGCCCAGCACATCAGCACCATTATCACTCCAGCTTTCTTCATTCTCCATCCTCCATAGGTAGTTGCGGGACGCGTGCCACAGCGTCCTCCATGTTGTTGATGCTCTCTTTTGCCGCCTCTAATTGCTCATCAGTCAGCGCCACGCCCATAGCCTCAAGCCCTTCCACGATGTTCGATAGCACCAACCTCTGCACCTCAACCGGCATACTGACGTTGGACAGCATCACGTATGCCTGCATCTGCTTCACAAAGTCGCGCGCGCCAAAGTCGGTCGGATACACCGGCTCCCACTCGGCAAACTGCGGATCTATGATCTTGCTGATTTGCACAGCCTCGCGCTCGGCCTCCTCCAGCACCTGGGCCCGCTCGCGCAGCCCCTGTTCGACCTCAAGGTGATCGAACGCCTTGGCCTCGGCCGTCTGGCTGGCCCTTGACTCTGTGCGGAGCAACAGGCCCGCAGTCTCGAATAGCTCTTTCTTGAGGTATTCGGTCTCGGACCGCATTGAATCCAACGGCGCCGATTCGGGCATAATCACGCCGGGGGGCTGCTCCCCATCGCCCACCAGGATCGCGTCGTGGTTGCCAATAGCCATGCCGACCCGGTCGTTCTGGATGGCCTTGGTCTTTTGGTCAATGAATTGGTCAAGGTATGACTGCGGGAAGTATCGCTGCGGGAAAACGCCCTCAAAGTAGTTCTGTCGGTTCGCGCTCTGCAGGTCCATAATAGTCTTCTGGATGCCCTCGAGACTGTCGAATATATGAGGATCGGCAGTGATGACGCCCGCGGCCACAAAGGGCACAATACCGAAGCTGTGCGGCATGGTTTCCTGCCTGACGATCTCGTCTTTACTGCGGCCGTTCTTGCCATCGCCATAGATGTACGTTGTCACATCGCGCTCAGTCCACAGCCACCTGCACCGGCTACAATTGCGCGCCTGCGTGGCATCCATGCTGTCCATCTGCGTGCCTTCCAGCAAAAGCCATTTCAGATTGCCCAGATCGTCATAATGCCAGTCCACCACTTCGAGCGCAGTGTAGAGCTGCCAGTACGGCCGGATCTTCTCGCGGTTTACGTCTGCCTGGGTCGTGCTGCTGGTGACCACGGGCGCGTCGATGCCTATCCAGCACCACCCGCAGGCCGTTATGAGCTCGGACGCCTCGCGCATGAACGCATCCACTGACTGCCCCTCGCGGTTGATATCCTCGTCAACATCCTCGCTTATGCCGTCACGCTTAACGCCTGGCCCAAACACGAACTGGTTGATCTTCAGCGCCACCCTGGTGAGGTAGGGGACAACGTGCGTCTGCTCGCGCCTGCCCTGGATGTGCCGCCCCTGCCTGTTCTGGCCGCCCTCAAACATCAGCTTTGGTTCACCGGGGAACCGCGCCAGCCTTGCGTTCACGTAAGGGCGCCCGCCGCGCAGGCCGAGAATGTTGGTAATGAGCTGTTGCTCGCGAACTGCGTAAATCGGGTGTTTTCGGCTGCGGATGACCGCCTGCTCTGGGGTCTCGCTGCCCTTGCGCTCCGGCGAGTCGTCGCGCGGGTCGCGCACTTGCAGTATCGTGGTCTGGGTTGGTGAGCGGTCAAAACTGCGCTCGCTTGAGTTGAGCCCGGTATAGTCGGCCATTGTATTACCTCACTTCAGAAAGCCAGCACAATATAGAGCGCCGAAGATGGAGTTGATATGTCCAGAAATGCCGGATACAGCGTGTGGCTATTTGTGGCGCTAGACGGCAGAGAAAAGGCATAGCATCCCCGGTTTTATATTCTCAGGGACATAGTGTCTCATAAGTGTCTCAGTGTGTCAAGTAGAAAATGAGACACGTGAGACATTGAGACACAGGGCGTTAGACAACAAGCGCCCGTTGGAGCCATGTTGTTGGTTAACTGGGGTTAATGTGAATGAGCGAGGCTCCGGGGGGCGGATTTGCACCGCCTCTGGCTGCCAAACCTTCCAACGCCGGTTCACTGTGGGAGGCGCCCACGTCACCCAGCTTTCACAGGCGCGCACGCTGGCGGCCTGCCCCCGGACTCTCGCTCAAATTGTTTGCCCGTCATTCATTCGCGCTAATGCTCATATTAGCCTATGTACCGCAACCAAAAATGCAGGACAGGGACGCTGGTGCACCAGCTTTTCAGGGCACGGGTTCCCAAGGTTGACGGCTTCACTGTTTTAGCACGCTTGCAATCGTACCTCAAGCTCATCGCCTCCCGACCTCGATGTGGCAACGCTGGACCGAAACAGCCCAATATCACATTCATCGCCCATCCGTGATTCTACCCTGCCTGTCCTTTCGCGGCACTTGGGTCAGACCCACCTGCGCTAACGCAGACAGTCGTCAAGCACCGTTCGCGGCCTTGTAAGCCGCTTACCGGTAAATTCAGCACCATCCATTGGTGCGCCAAAAACCTCCCATTCGCAGGGGGTTCCGGCATCCCAGCCCTCTTCAGTGACGTACCACCCTTCCGGCACTGGGTCATCGTCCTTGAGAACCTGCATATATGTCGGTTGTTCCTTGTGTCGGACGGTCTTCATATTTCAGGCCCCTTCCTCACCCGCAAGCTGTAGCGCCACATTGCGGCCGATCTCAAAAGCCGGGCGCCACGTCCCGTCCTTTTCTTCAACAACAAACTTGCGAATACCGCCGACGGGCGGCCGGATGTAAACCATCACGTAGTCGTCATTTCGCATCCGAATTCTCGCGCGCCCCTCTGGGAACCCCACCAAGGGCAACGGGTCATGGTCGCCATATACTACCAAACTTGCCATCACGCCACACCTCCCGCGTATCTCAGCGTCACAATCGGCCCCGGACACTCACAGCACCCGCGGCACTCGCTCAGGCTCGGCGCCACCACGCTGGCGTGCCGCGTCTTGGCCTCGCAGTTCCCGCAGTAGATCCGCTCCGTCCTGGTTTCGGCCAGCTCACCGCACCGTGCGCAGTTCTCGCCGTCCACGTTCCCGCACACCGCACACACGAATATCTCGCAGCTACCGGGCATTATTCGCTCTCCTCTGGTGTTTTGTCCACATCTTGCATACATTCCGGAGAGCTCGCTGCATGATCTGCCACAGGCCCGCATAGTGGGCAAACTCCGTCAATACAGAACGCATACCGCTTCCCACACTCGGCGCAGGGGTGGTTCCCCACGTAGCCCTCAAAAATCTCCTCACCACACACCGCACAACTGATTCGTTTTCGCCTAGCCACGCCGCACCTCCTACTCAAACGTGCCCTCGATTATCATTGACGAGCCACCCTTGATGCTCGCAAACGCCCCACTCAGCGCATCTATCTGATCATCGTGGCTGCCAAGCGGAAATTGCTCTGCCTCATCCAGGAATGCCTCGATATCCCAAGTCCCATCGTTCACAAGAATGACCTCGCCGCGCTCTGCTGTCGCACTCACAGGAGTAGCGGCCCACTCCTTGCTGCCTTTGCTCCTAACATCATACGCCCTGAACCTGTAGCCCTTCAAGACGTTTCTGCGGAAATTGTCCACCACGATCTTGCCGCTTGCGCCGCCCTCCTTCTCCATGCCGATCTGCACGCCCACCCCGTCGCGCTCTGCCACCTTGCTGATGCTGTCCTCGACCTTTGCGGGCGTCTCCCTGAACCGGGCAATATGCATCACGTAGTATTTCCCACCGGCCAGCCGCAGCCGCACCCCTGCCGTCCAGTCCGGGTCAGTGCCCTGCCTGGCCTCTGTGGCCGCCAAGTCCCAGTAGCGGATATCCCGTCCTGCCGGCACCTCGTCCGGAGATACCACGCCAAACCAGTCCCGCTTGAACATGGCACCTTGCTCAGTCAGCGGCCGCTGTTGGTACATAGCCTCAAACCAAGCAGAGCCTTGCGTCTGCCGTGTTTCCTCAAGGTTCTTCTTGGAGTACATCTCAGGCCATAGAGCCTCGCCGGGCTTTCTGCCCAGCGGGTCATCGTCCAGGGCCAGCGCCGGAAGGTTCAGCACGTCCCATTTCTCGCCCCCATCCTGCATAGCCTTAATGCGCCTGCCGGCCAGGTCATCGGAATGCCAGCGCGTCTGAACCAGCACAATGGCCCCTGAGGGCCTTAAGCGGGTTCGGAGTACACTCTTGTACCAGTCATCAATTTTGGCACGCTGTAGGGCGCTCAGGGCGTCCTCAGCGCCTTTGTGTGGGTCGTCTATGATAGCAATATGCGCACCCCGCCCAGTTATGGGGCCGCCGGCGCCTGCTGTAATCATGCCGCCCTCTTGCCCGGCGATGTCCCAGCGGTTGGCCGCACTACTACGGGGCGATACAGCCACACCGAATGCAGCGGGGCCATATTCCTCGAGGAGGTCGCGGGCTTTCCTGCCCCATGTTGCCGCAAACCCGGCCTCGTAGCTGGCAAGGATAACCCGCCGCTCTGGGAACATGCCGAGATACCATGCGGGAAAGTAGCGGGATATCAGCTCTGATTTGCCGTGCTGTGGGGGCATTGTGACCAGGAGCCGTGAGATATCGCCGCGGATGATGGCAAGCAACTTCTCATTCAGCAGGAGATGATGCTTTGCCGGAACCCATCTTTCTTTTGCTGGCGCGCTTGCCGTCGCTATCTGCGCCATCGTCGCAGGGCTCAGTGTCATCGCTTCTAATTCGGATCCGTCCAGCCATATCGGCGATTTGTCCTGCTTTACCATTGCCTAACGCCTCCCGTATCTCGTGGACAAACTCGCGCCGCTCGGTGTGGTCGGATTCGATGTCCATTGTCTGGTGCGGCCTGCCGAGTCCGCGGTCCAGGAGTTCTTTGCATGCCCATGATTCGCCGTTCATAGCTGCGGCCCACGTTATCACCAGCGCCGTCTCGGTGGGGTCGTCGATTACGCCGTAGTCTGGGTGTTGCCATGTTATGCCACGATCCTTGACTTTACGCAGAATGGTTTCGTAGGTGGGTTTCCCGCCTGATCCACGGGGCCTACCTTTCGGGTTGCCAGATTGTCCCTTTTTCCAGGCCACTGTACCCTCCTGTATTTTTCAATGTGCCACATTGTCTCACACGCCCCCCGGTTTGTCAAGCCGCGAGAGGCGCCCCGGCCTAGTAGCCCGCTTCATCCACGCAACCCAAATCGTTATAGCCAGGCTCAGGTAGCCCAGCATGATTACCAGTGCGGCGGCGAAGCAGTCATCCCAGCGGCGGTCGTCCTCGTCGATACTCCACAGGCCAACGGCCGCGGCTATCACCCCGCACACGAAATGGCCTATGATGATTGCTCTCATTCTGCGGGCCTTTGCTCTGCTATCAGTTGTTCCATTGCGTCAAGGACGCTGCTCCGGGCGAATCCATCACACCCCGTCAGCGCATCATAACAGCACTTTACGGCGTCCGACGTGCCCATCTCGTGCATGATGACGCCGGTCGTGTGTTTGGTTCCCGTGCAGTCTATGTACGTTACTGTAATCTGTTCTAGCTTGCTCATGCTTCCTCCGGTGGTTGGGGTAGTGGCATCCAGTGGGTGATGGCCGCCGTCCAGTATTCCATGTCCGTTCCGTAGTTGCCCCACTTGCGTATGTCAGGCAGATTGTTCCACTGTTTTATTGTAACTGCGCCCGATCTGGTTGACGTCAGATATGACCCGTGATCTTCCGGCAACCGATCCTCCACGCTGATCCACTCCCCCTGCCCACCAGCGGCCACGGCCCTCGGTTCGTCGGGGAGGGGTTTGGGGCTGGTTGTTATCACGTCATCTTCCGGCACGGCTTCAAGATTCGGTCCGTATGCCCCTGCATCGTGCGCCTCAAAGAACATCACAATGCCGTCCTCGTCGGCAAATCCAGCGTGACCATCTATGACCCTGCCCCGACACTGCCATCCACACCGGCCTTCTTCGCTGACTTCATGTGCATCCTCGATGGCCCTGCACACAACAACCTGCCCGTATTCGCTTTCTGCAAACAGTTGGCCTTTCTTGATGTCCTTCAGTTCAATAGGCTCACTCATCACTCCCGCCTTTCGGTTTGGGGGTTAGATTCCAATGGCGTTCATGGCCTCATCTAGTGGATGGGTTTTCTTCGGTGGTGCTTCGTGGATAGCTTCTTCCACGGCCTCCCATGCCCTGTTGTAGATGTCCGTGTAGGCATCTGACGGCCACTTGATATGCCGCCGAATCGCATCGCCTACGGGTTTCATTAACTGATCTGTTCTTGGATCACCTGTCATCACTTCTCCTCCATTCTCCATTGCATCATGTGTCTTTGCATCAGTCAGCACTCGGGTTCTGCGTGGCCTTACCACGCACTTGCGGGGTTTCAAATCCCGGCCATATTCTCAGTTTGCATGTCTTAGCGTAGTCGGGTTCGGCAAACAGGCATTCGTGCTGGTAAAAATGACTACAAGCCGTATTGTGACAGGGTAATGTGTACTTCAATCTCGACAGCGATCCAGACTCAATCCGCTCAGTCATCCTCTGCTCCTGTCAGGGCTTGGCATCCTTCACCGCCTTTCTCGACTGCGCGGGTGTTCCACCGTTCACGGCATTTCTGTTCAGCCCATTCGTATGTATGTCCGCGACCGTTCAGGATGCCTGCACGTTGATGCGCGAAGCATCCGAACGTCGTGCAGGCAATCTCGCACACCTGCTCCTTGACGTGATCGTTGCCGATGCGTTTGACCTCCGGCGTTGCCCCACAGAACGGACAGGGCTTCAGCTCCCCCGCCTCGTCATGCACCCGCGAAAGTTGGGTCGTGCTCATATCATCTTCAAGCGCATGGTTAGGATCGCCACAGCCGCACTCGCATCTCGCCTCGTCATGCTCTTGGGGGGCGGGGGTTGTGTCTTTCAGTTTCAGGCTCAACTCGTCGGGGTCGAGGCAAAAGACAGGCCCACGGAATCCGCAAGCACACCAAATGCCGTATGTATCCTCGTACCCTTCTGGTCCATGCAATTCGTGACCACATTCCTTTTCAACGTGGTCATACGGACACCGATATTTCGTGTAGTCGGCATGATCTTTCATCACTCATCCTCCAATATCTGATAGCGTATCGTTTTGTGTGGTAAAGCACTTGTTGGAATCATGGGCAATATGAACATGGGAATCTGCTTCTGTCAGGGCGTAGTACCCCGAAGCGCGCAGCACGAGCGGCAAGCTGACCGCCCTCATTTCGCTTTTTCGCTTATCGCCTAACTGTCCCATGTTCAGCTCCCCACTTGCCCATGATTTCCAACCACTCAAATTCAGAGTACGTCATTGGTACTCACTCATCACTCATCCTCCTGCCGGGGCGGGGCTTCAACACACTGCTCCGACTTCTTCCATCGCCGCACAGTCTCGCTCAAGACTTCACGCCGCTCGATACGCTCCTGCTTGCCGTCCAGCCAGAACGTGTAGACGGTGATCCGGGTGATGGTGGTTGTCTCGGTTTTCTTGGTGGCGGGAACAGCCTGCAAGTTAAGGGGTGTCCCGTCTCCGAAATAAAACCGAGCATCGAACGGGTTGTTTACCGGCACCCCATTATCCCGCTCCACCACATTCGTCACCACGCTCACGGTCTTATGGACGTTCGAGATCGCAACACCCGACTCAAAGACCGCCCCGGCGCGGGTCAGATTGTTTGTTGCACTTTGCGCGTCTACGTTGGCAACGAAATCCACAGAGGCTTCAAAGTTTTTATTAGTAAGCTCTGCCATGACATCCCTGAGATTCTCAAGCTCGCGTTGCATACGGCGTAGTGATTCAACATACTCGTACCAGTCGAACTCCTGCCCCCACGCCACGCTCGCCACCATCAGCACCGCCACCAGTATCAGTATTCGCTTCATCTTGACCTCCGTGTTCGTTTGTGATATATCGTGCATGCACGATATGTCACACTTCCTCCTGCTTGCTCGTGTGTATCCCCATCACCCGCACGGCACGGTGCCGCACAAATGTCGTAAAGTATATCTGCCGGATGCTCAGGCCCCACCCCTTGCACACCGCCCGCAACCGCGGCAGGATATCCTCACCCATCCGCTGGGTGTCCCGGCAGTCGTCCCATGTGCGCCGGTTGATATACTGCTCAATCTCGCCCTGGAGCGCGTTGCCCAGCGTTTCCTCGTAGCTGTCAACCTCGTACAATGCGCGTAGTGGGCTCAGGATCCGAAACGCGAGCGCCGCATCTATGGCGATGGCCACGTTGTCCTTCGTGGTGACTGATTGCGTCTGGTACTCCACCACCCGCGGGGCACAGGACTCGTATGTCATGTCCACGCACCAGCTCCAGACGGGGTACAGGCCCGGCCCCACCTCATGCCGCCAGCGGCCGGCAATCACGTACACCCCGCGCTCGTGCGGCTCAATCGTGACCACACGGGGGAGCAGTTTCAGCAGGATTTCCCATAGCCTGTCAAGCCAGTTCATGCACCGCGCCTCAATATGTCGTTCTCGCGGAGCAGTTCAGCCACCTTGTTGCCCAGCCCCTTGTTGACATCATGCACCACACGGAGCAGTATCAACAGCCCCGCATTGAATAACAGTGATGCTATCGCCATTCCTCGCCACAGTTCAATCATTATGATTAGCCCTCCGCTTTAGCCACGATTATGCCCAAAACAACAATGGCGGCCACTATAGCCAGAACAACCACCGCCGGCACCCATAGCGGCGCGCATATCCACCACCACGACCACGAAACCACGCTTGTCAACTTGAGCACCAAGAACACCATGAATAACAGCCCCCAAAACCCCACGCCGCCAACATTAACATTCCTATTCTCACTCATTCATCCACCTCCTGCTTGAGCCGTTCCACGTATATCGCCGCATCCAGCAATTCGTCCTGCAGGTGCTGAAGCCATTCGCCGGGCGTCAGGTCGTCCCTGGTCGTGTCCGTGCCGTACTTCTCCAGCCCCTTGGCCGCTCGTCCTGTCAACCGCAGCACTACCGCCTGCACATTCGGGTCTATTATCGGGTTAATCATCAGCTCACCACCGTTGGCTCGTGTTCCATTTTCGTCTCGCCCGTCTCGTATACCTCACGCACGCAGTATATCGTGCCATCTCTGCCAATATCGTATTCGATCCAGCCCAAGTCCTTGGCGGGGTAAATCCGCATCTCAGCGTAGTTGGTGCCGGGCTTGTCGTCGGGGTACGTCATGAACATGCTGGGTGCGGCATAGTACCAGTTCGGCCGCACTATTACCGGGCGCCGCTTCACCTTGTCGTCATCGTCTACCGTCAGCCGTTCCTCGAGACACGGCGGGGTAACTATGCTGGTGTGCATATGCCCCATGCCGCAAATGTCGGCGTGAAACGGCTTGAGGATATCCCGCAGTTTGACTTGCCGGTTGGCCGTCTTTCGCTCTGGCTCGCCTGTGCGGTATTGAGCCGTACCCGTGCCGTGGCAGAAGAATCCCACGCACTCACCCTCCGGTGCCTGGAACCGGATAAAGCACGTGGCCGTGAGATACGGCACGCCGGCACACATCGCTATATACTCGCCAACATCCCCAATTTCCTTTGATGGCGTGTAGTCGTGGTTGCCCAGGATGTAGCCGATACAGGTTTTACGTGCGCTTTCAATCGTGCCAGCCGTCCACTTGATGGCGTCCAGGAGTGGTTCCTTGTGTTCATCGATAGCAAACCGCTTATCGCCAGCCAGCACGCCTTCAACGCCGTCGCCATGATGTTTCCAGGGGTGTTTTTTTGCGCGCTCAATGAACCGCATCACCCCCTCAATGTGCATTGCTGGGTTGGCGCGGTGCCAGCAGCTTGTTGCCAGTACCGTAACCCACTTCGCCGCCTTTGTAAACGGGAGGTTATATTCCATTACACGCATGTTCTGCTCCTTGTTCGCATGTTCATTTTCAGCACCAGGCACGTTGAACACTGGCGCCCTCCTGTCAATGCTGTAAGCTCGTCCAGTGGCCGGAGGCAGGTGGTGCACCGCCCCTCCTCGCGGGCTGATGCCACGGCGTTGTTCTTCCACACAATGAGCTCTGCTGTGCACTTGGCGCATCTGGTGCGCTCAGGGATTACGGGGTGCGAGCCGCACGAGTTGCACATTCCCGGCACTGCACGCCGACGCCGCTTGGCACTGTTGATGCCGTCGCAACACCGCTGGCAGAGGACCGATCCCGCACGGGCTGGCTCTTTCAGGCAGCTCGAGCAGAACCCAGCCGCCCGCTTTTTGGCCCTGTGTTCCCTCATCTGTTGTGGTGTGAATGGCATAGCTTATTGCGGACAGCCAGGGCGGCGGCGCGTTGCTCCGCTTAAATTCATTGTGTCGCTTGCTGCCGACTCGCCCCAGCTTTGTCCGTTAGTTTTCATCTTGCGCAGGGGTGTCCCCCTCCCATATCTCTCGCTCCAGCTCGTCAACCCTGGCCGCCTTCTCCACCAGCGCCATCCAGTCGTTGACGTCCAGTATGACGTAGGTGTCCTCGTTGTTGCGGGTGAACGCCACCAGCCACTTCTTGCGGCCGGGGCAGTCCCGCTTCGCCTGCTCGATTGCCTTGTAGAAATTCAGGCGTTCCTGGTTTTTGCATTCAAAGTGCCACTCGGCCAGCGGTCCCGTCAAGTCCAGTACATCGCCCTTGATGCTCAGGCCGCCGCTGTTCGGGGTGCGCCGCACGTTGGTGCCGAAGTAGCGGTTCAGCATCTTGCAGAAGTCGCGCTCGAATCGTTTGCCTTTTGCTTGGGAGTTCATGCTGGCTCCATTGTCAGCACAAACGCTTCTGCTCTTTGCTCTGCGGTTGCTGTTATCAGCGCAAAATCCCTTATGTCGTCGGGTGCTTCCCATACATCCAAAACCGTTTGTAAGTTGCGCTTGTACCTGAAGCGCAATATCGGCCGGTCTAGTGCCTTTTCGGCCTCTGCTGTGTAGTTAAGATTACTAAGGTAGCACGGCTTATGGTCGCCGTGAATTGGACACCAATACACCACCCCGTTCAGTTGCAGCTCCGGGTTAGGGTCCGTGCAATCACAGGTAAGCCCGCGCAATTCCGCTACCTTTACCCGCTTTTCTTCGTCTGTCAGCTTGGCGTATTTTTCGCGTGTCATTCCCTCTCCTCCAGCGCCTTCACGCGCTCTTCCATGTCCGTTATCAACCCGCACAGCCACCGGACCACCGGGCCAATGCCGCGGGTGTAGGCCAGTGAAACGTAGTATTCAATCGTTTGCTGGTTCATGATGTCACCACCCCCCTGATATAGTACCTAAAAAGGTGCGTATCACCCCATCGTATTACCACTATCTCGCTGCTGGTAATCTCTGGCAGAAATCTGCATAGCATCTCGTGCACATATTCCGCAAGCTTCTGTTGTTTGCTGGTGCGAACACAATGACCAAGCACTACCTCAAGCGCCAATTCTTTACCGGCAGGGACTGCACGAAGGCCTTTTGTGATATCTAATGCGGCCCAGTACGCAATGTCGCTGGCCTGGTTCTCGTCTCTGATAGCAAACTCGTTCATTCAACCCCTCTCGCCATCTCCGTTATGGTCATCCGCGCACCGTCAAAGTTGCACGTCACCACCTTGCCGCCCTCGCCCTTGGTGTTCTTCAGTACCTTGACGTACAGCTTCCGCTTGTCGTCATCGTCACGCCACAGCCCCAGCAGGAGCCCCGCGCTATTCTCGATGCTCCCGCTGTCCTTCGCGCTGTGCAGGAACACCTCCCCGCCCTCGTCGTCGTCCTGCCCGCGGTGGATCTGCGACGCGCATATCATGATGGTGTTCGTGTTCTTGGCCGTCCGCTTGAGCTCTTCTGCCGCCCTGCTCACGCGCTCGTACCGCTTAGCACCCTTGCTTTCCATCAGGCCGATGTAGTCCACGATAACCACCGCCGGCTGGTGCCCCAGCTTTTCCGGGTAATGCTTCATAATCAGCGATTCCAGCGCGTACTCGTCCAGCCGGGAGTGATCGCAAACTGCGACATGCCCCAGCTTGCTGATGATGTCCTTGACGTATTCCTCTGCCTCGAGCCGCACGTATGCCGGCCGCATCTTGTACTGGCGTTCCACGTCACGGCACTGGGCACCCAATGCCATTGCGGCGAACCGCTCAAAGCACAGTGTGCCCGGCAGCTCCAGCTCGCACATCAGTGTGGGAAGCGGGTTGGCGTACATGGCTATATTCTGAAGGCAACTCGTTTTGCCCGTTCCTGTATCGCCAAGGATAAACGCCAGCTCGCCCGGCACCAGCGGCCGCACCGCATCCCGGCCGATGCCCAGCGACGGCAGCCACTTCGACAAGTCCAGCGATACCGGATGCTCCGCGTTGACGAATTCCGTGTATTCAAAGTCCAGGTCGTACATCGTTTTGATGGTGAGTTCGGTCATACGTTAGGCCCTCGGTTCTTTTTGGGCCTGTAGTTCGCGGCCCTGTCAAGCTCTGTAACCCAGTTATTCAAGAGCGTGTCCAGTGAACGGCGGCGGTAATCATCCTTGCGCGAGATGTTGGTGGTGTAGTATTTCTCCATAACCGCCAGCTCTTCTTCTGGTATGTCGCCAATAATGTCAAGCGCTTCTTTCTCGTACAGCGTCCAGCGAGTAGTTGGCTTTCGATGAAACCACTTTCCGATACGCACCATCAAGTCGGAGTTTTCCTTGACTCGGTGCCGTCTCTTTTCCGTTTCTGACATACGGGGGGTAGGGGGGTTCTTTAGAGATGAAGATAGAGAAGAAGATGAAAGCCTTTCGTTTAGGTTTTCTCTAGGTTTCCCAAAAAGAACCTTTTGGTTTTTGCTCCCAACTGGACGGCCACCTTTCTTGCCGTTCTCCGCAAGCCTTTCCCTACGCAATCGCTGTTTTTCTCGCTCCTTCCAGAGCCCCTTGCTAAATAACCTATTGGTTTCTGTTAGCACTAAAAGAGGGTCATGTTTTTGCATGATTTCGCTTTTGGCACGTTTCCAGTCATCTAAGTTTGCACGAAGTTCGGATGCGATGTATTCGTCGTCGTTGGGGATTGAACACGAGTCCTGGAATTTCAACCAGACGATATCGAGCAGTTCTTTGTAGATGCCCTTAGCCGCCCACGTCAGCCGCATTGTGTCGCTTCGCCACTTGTCAGGATACCATTGATAGGCGGGAGATTTATTCACCGCTCACCCTCCATGCCTGACCTCAAAGGCAAAAAAGAAGCCCCCGCCGGTGATGAAGCCGGAACACTCAAGGAGTGTGGACGGGGGCTGTTGTTTCGTTCTCGTGATTGTGTCCCAAGCTTCATCATGCTCAATTGTCTCACGCCCGTGGGCGGCTGTCAACATCTTTTTCACAGCGGCAGAACCTCCTGCGCTAGGCGCCGGGCTGCGATCTCGCAATACTTCTCCTCGATCTCAATCCCGATTGCCTTCCGCTGTAGGTCTTTGGCGGCGCGGAGCGTGGTGCCAGAGCCCATGAAGGGGTCGAGGATGGTGTTCGCAACCCCCTTTTTGTCGGCCTGCACTATACACCACCGCATCAATTCTACTGGCTTCTGTGTTGGATGGACAGCACGCTGTCCTCTTTCACTGTCCTTGAATGCGCCACACCATTGATGGTCATATATCCGCAATGTGGATTGAAAATTATTCCATGCGCATTCTCCATCTGCATATCCATTATCGCCAGTTTTCTTGTTCCATATCATTGGGCCGCGACACTCTCCAAGCGATGCGGCCATGTAGTTGCCGCCCCAAACAACCCACATCGTTCCTGCGTGGATAACATCCAAAAGCGTTTGCGTGTCTGGTCTTTTGTCCCACTGTGAAGCACTTTTATCTATGCTGTATATCGTATCTTTACCAAACATCTTGCCATCATCAACCCTCTTGAATATCCCATACGGCGGATCTGTCAGCACCAAGTCCACCCTGTCCAACGTCGGCAGGATTTCACGGCAGTCACCGTGGAAAATGGTTGCATAGTCGTCTTGGTAGTAGGGTGTCATCAGAACGGCAACCCCTCATCCCCGCCACCCTGCGCCGCCTCTCCCTCGCCCCGCCTCCGCAGCACTTTCCCGTTCCCCAAAATGGCACCCTTCTCGCCAGCGTCCCTGCGCTCCTTGCTCAACCCCTGCACCACCATGAAGTCGTTGCCGTACTGGCTGTCCGGCGTCTCAATCAGCACGATGTCGAGGTACGTGCCTTTCTTGCCCTCGTACAGTGCGCCTTTGTCTATTTTGGATACGTCTATGCTTGCTGTTATCATTCGTTGTTCTCCTCGTTTCCTGTCGGCGTGTATTCTCCACACGAACCACAGCTATTCATACAAATATGCTTGAAATCACAACAGCCAAAGCTTGTGCCGTGACTGCGTTGTGCCGTGTTGTGGGCGCAGTCAATTGCCATACAGCGCACTTGGCAGAGTATATTCAGCCCAGACACATCTACTGTGATCTTCATGTTTGTCCTTGCCATCTCTCGTCCTCCTCAGAAGGGCATATCATCCCCGCTGATATCATCCAACGGCACCGGCTCACGCTCCGGTATGCCGTACTGTTCCCGCACCTTTGCCTCCAGCGCATCCAGCTCGTCACAGAACGCCGGGACGTGCTCGGCAAGTGATCCGATTACCGCAGCATTCGGCTCAACGCGCACCCTTACGCTCGGCACATCCCGCGCATCTGAATACATAACGAAGTCCCACCAGTCCCGCCCTGTAATCCACAAGCACGCCTGTATCTGCACCATCCAGTGCGCAGGCACACCGCCAGCCACGAGGTGCTTCAGGTGGTTGGTGAGGGTAGGCACCTTGATTTCAAGGCCGCCATCGTCGCCACAGAGGCCGTCAGGGCTGCATCCTGCCCGCCCGTCGTCTGAGTACACAAAGCCCACCTGCTTGACGGCGGTGCCGGTGTGCATCTCGTACCACGCCCGCGCCTCTGGCTCCAGGTCCACGCCCCTCTGCATGGCCGCAGACACGAAATGCTCTGTGGCCCTGCGGGTGATACGTTCGCCCAGCA